CCATTTACGCCAATTCCATTCAAAGTGCCATTTGCTGTTAGCGGTGCTTGGCGCGTAAGTGCAATTCAAGTGTCAACTGGCGGCACAATCTATTGCAAACCAATTAATATCCAATGAGTTTCTTTGGAATGCCCATTCGCAACGGGGTCTCAATTGGCCTTGGGAGCATTGTTTCGTTTTTGTCGGGATATGCGGATGCAACTGTGCAGGGTAATCTTTTAACTGAAATTGGTGACAATCTCGTCCAAGAGGACGGTGGTTTGATTCTTTTGGAGTGACCTAAATGGCCGTCTTTCTCTCCCCCGTGGGCGGCGCAGCGGCCCAGTTTTTCACCAACAGCGGCGTAATTTTGTCTGGCGGCAAGCTGTATACCTACGCAGCGGGAACCACCACGCCAAAAACCACGTATACGTCCATTAGCGGTAACACGCCCCATACTAATCCAATTATTTTAGACTCCGCAGGGCGCGTGCCCGGCGGCGAAATATGGTTATTGTCATCGCCATATAAATTTGTTTTATATACGTCAACAGATGTATTGATTGCAACTTACGACAATATTTCAGGTGTTGGTGCTGTTGAATTTCAAATTCAAAACTTTACCGGCACAGGTTTGCAAACCGTATTTACGTTAAGTTCTGCGGCTTTGGGTGAAAATTTTACCTCTGTTTATATTAACGGCGTGTACCAACAAAAAAATACGTATACAGTTTCAGGTGTAACCCTGACATTTTCACAAGCGCCGCCCGTTACTTCAACAATTGAAGTAATGTACAACTAAGGAATTATCATGGCCGACACCAAAATTTCCGCGTTAACAAGTGCAACCACTCCGCTTGCGGGCACCGAAGTATTGCCTATTGTTCAATCTAGCACTACAAAACAAGTTTCAGTCGCTAATTTAACTTTAGGCCGAGCAGTTAATACTGCTGGCGGTACATTCACTAACAATCTAATCCAAGGTACAGCAGCCAAAGGCGTCAACTTCACCGCTAACACTGCGGCGGCGGGTATGACAAGCCAGTTGCTAAACTGGTATGAAGAAGGTACATGGACACCAACTTATCTTGGTTCTACTGGCAATCCAACAATCGTATACGATACGCAACAGGGTACATATACGAGAGTTGGCCGATTGGTGACTTGTTCATTTAGCATAAACACTACAACCGCTACTGGCGGTTCTGGTTTATTGCAACTTGGTGGCCTTCCATTTCCTGTTGTATCAAATGGATATGCAGATGGCGTTAATGGTTCTGGCGCGGCTTATTATGCCGCTGGATGGATTGTAAATTATCCAACTATTGTTGGCGCTAACACGGGTGCGTCAAATTGTTATTTGCGAACATCTGCTACTGGTTCGTATATCACACCCGCTGATTTAAACCCAGTGGCTGGCAATGCTTTACGCTGTACTTTCTCCTACATCGTATAAGGACAAATATGGCACTCACTAAAGTTTCTTATTCAATGATCACTGGCGCGTTAGCCAATGTATTAGATTTTGGCGCAAAAGGTGATGGCACTACAGATGATACTGCTGCATTTCAAGCCGCGATTGATTCGGTTAAAGATGCTGCGGGAACTGTCTATATTCCAAGTGGCAAATATTTAATTACAAATACAATTTCAACCGCAGGTACAGGAATTGTTGAACAAGCAGTATCTTTTCAAGGTGCTGGCCGCGAAAACACAATTTTGCTTGCTGCATTGACCGGGACAAGTACTGACCCTACCAAACCAGTTTTGGACATATTTGCAAGCGCATCTGGCGGCGCTGGACTTGGTGGCGCATTTGTAGCAAGTTTGGCAATTCGCCCTTTGGTAAACCCAGTTTATTCAAATGGTCATGCGTTTAACGGGTCTGCGATTCGTATCCGTAGGGCGTGTGCAACGCGCCTTTATGATCTTGATTTGCGTAACATGGAACTGGGTATTTGGCTTAATAACGATACTGTAGCGCCTATTGCATCAACAGAAAACACAAGCATACAGCATTGTTATATCTCAGGGTTTTATCAAGCTATTGCTTGTTCTGGTAGTGGCGTATTGCCTGGAGAGTCTTATCATGGCTTGTGGGTGGACGATGTAATTATTAACATGTACGACAAGCAAACCGCTTTGTATGTAGGGAATCCCACATCAGGCGGCGCAACAGTTTACAACGCAAACATCAATATTAAAACTTGGTCAATTGGCGTTGGTGGCGGGGTTGCTGCAACCACTATGGTATGGGTTGATGGTTCAAGCGCAACTATTCGTAGTTCCAACATGAATATTTGGAATGAAATCCAATGCACAACAATTCCCGTAGTGTTTTTTGGGGCAGGGTTGGTTGAGGCTAGAGGACAATTTTGGCAATATGGAAACGCAACTTATTTTTCCACAATTCCGCCTCAATGCGTGTTAATTGGCGGTGTTTTGACAAAACAATATAGTCTTACCCCACCAGAGCAACCTAAAACCACGCAAGTGACTCTTGCTGCTGGTACTGGTTCTGGCGTTGCTGTTGATATAGGTCGCATACCTCTTGTTGGTAGTGGGCCAAAATTTTTAAACATTCAAATTCTGGGAAACAATGGCGCTGGTCAAGCGTTGGATGTATCAAAAACTTTTTTAATAAAACCTAAAGGCAGCGCGCTTTTTACAGGAGTGGCACAGGCTGCTGGTAATGCTTGGTCGCAAACAACACTTTTCACCACAGATTATTTTAATGCGGTGGGGGCAGGGCTATATGCATGGAACGGTACTGGGGTGGATATATTGAATGACCCATCTAATTTAAATAATGGAATTGTTTTTGTAAACTACACTTTAAGTGCAACATTTACGGGGGCGTCTACTTTAATTTGGTCATTTTCATCGTTAGACAATCTGTCAAAAAATCAATGGTCTTAAAAGGAAAAAATCATGGAATTCAAATGGTCAGTTAACAAGGTACAAGTTACCGAAAACAATTTGATTGTTAAAGTTGATTTGACGGTCACGGCAATTGATGGCGACGCCGCAGCATCTGCTGCATATACCCGTGATTTATCAAGGGGTGAATCTTTTACCCCCTATGAGCAATTGACCGAACAGCAAGTGCTTGATTGGTGTTTTGAGCCAAAAATTTATGCTTGGACAGACATTGAAGGCAATCCACAATCTATTTCCAAAGATGTTAAAGCCGAAGGTGAAGACCAAGTAAAAGGCCAACTCCAGCAACAAATTGCACAGAAAAAGTCAGAGCCTGCTTTGCCTTGGGTATAAATTCCAGCATAATGCTGACAAACCCTTACCGGCGAGGTTCACCGGGGAATCTTAGGATTCATTGAAATGACTGAAGAAGTCCAACAAAACCTAGCGGAAGTAGACTCCGCGCCAGCCACGGAAGTGACGGCCACTCCTGAGACTGTTGAAAGTACGCCGGTAGTCGCTGATGAGCAAAAAGAACCTTCTAGGGTTTTTACCCAAGAAGAACTGGATGCAGCCATCGGCAAACGCCTTGCAAGAGAGCAACGTAAGTGGGAACGAGAACAAGCGCAGCGTCAGTCTGAACAACAGACGCTACAAGCAGCCCCAGCGGCATCCGCTGACCAGTTTGAGTCTACTGAAGCCTATGCGCAAGCACTGGCCCTCCAGAAGGCAGAAGAACTGATCGCCAAGCGTGACCAAGCCAGGCAGCAATCGCAAGTTCTTGAGAGCTACCACGATCTTGAGGAAGAAGCTCGGAGTAAGTACGACGACTTTGAACAAGTCGCCTACAACCCCAAACTTCCAGTTACGAACGTGATGGCTGAAACGATTCAGTCTTCGGAGATTGGCCCTGAGTTAGCGTACTACCTCGGGTCTAACCCTAAAGAAGCGGAACGTATCTCACGCATGACGCCCTTGAGCCAGGCGAAAGAAATCGGGAAAATTGAGGCCAAATTGGTTTCAGCGCCCCCGGTCAAGAAAACAACGTCTGCGCCAGCACCGATTTCTCCCGTGACGGCTCGCTCCTCTGGAGCGCCGGCTTATGACACGACTGATCCACGGTCTACCAAGACCATGAGTGCCTCAGAGTGGATTGATGCCGAACGAGCCCGACAGTTGAAAAAGATGCAGGCAACCCGCTAAATTTTTAAAGGACTTTTTCCATGGCTAACAGTATCTTAACCATCGACATGATCACGCGCAAAGCGCTTGAGATTCTCGAAAACAACCTTGTGTTGACCCGTAACGTGAACCGTCAGTACGACGACAGCTTTGCTGTTGAAGGTGCCAAGATTGGTTCGACCCTGCGTATTCGTTTGCCCGACCGCGCTCTGGTGACCGACGGTGCCGCCTTGCAAGTTCAAGACGACAACGAACAGTTCACCACTTTGACCGTGTCAACCCAAAAGCACATTGGTGTCAACTTCACATCCGCTGAATTGACCATGCAATTGGATGACTTCGCAGAGCGCGTGTTGAAGCCACGTATCAGCCAGTTGGCCAGTTCCATCGACGCTGACGTCGCCAATGCTTACAAGAGCATCGGTAACACCGTGGGCACTCCTGGCACCACTCCTGCAACTTCTTTGGTGTTGTTGCAAGCCCAGCAAAAGCTGAACGAGAACGCCGCTGTGATGAGCCCCCGTTATGCCACTGTCAACCCCGCCGCTAACGCTGGTTTGGTTGAAGGCATGAAAGGTCTGTTCAACCCTACCGATACCATTAGCCGCCAATTCAAGAACGGCATGATGGGCATGGGCGTGTTGGGCTTCGATGAGATCAACATGTCTCAGTCGATCAAGCAGCACACCACTGGCACCCGCATTGCTACTGGCAACACCACTGGTGCTGCCGTAACAACTGAAGGCGCTTCCACGCTGACGTTGACTGTTGGCTCTGGCGAAACCCTCACCGTTGGTGACGTGTTTACCATTGCCGACTGCTACGCTGTGAACCCACAAACCCGTGAATCCACTGGTTCGTTGTTCCAGTTCGTGGCTTTGGCGTCTTCAACCTCCACTACCACTGCTACCGTGACCGTGGCGCCGATGTACTCAGCAACTCACGCTCTGGCTACCATGCTGACCTTGCCTGCTACTGGCAAAGCTGTGGTGTTTGTCGGTGCTGCCTCAACTCAGTACCCCCAGAACTTGGTCTACCACAAGGACGCCATCACGTTTGCAACCGCTGACTTGTTGCTGCCCCAGGGCGTAGACATGGCTGCGCGTGCTGTTCATAACGGCATCAGCTTGCGTGTGGTTCGCCAGTACGATATTAACAACGACCGGATGCCGTGTCGTATCGATGTCTTGTACGGCTTTTCCACCATTCGTCCACAGATGGCCTGCCGCATTTGGGGTTGATCTTGACGCCCCTTCGGGGGCTTCATTTCGTAACATTTTTTTGAAAGAAATCTATCATGGCTACTCTTCCTAATGGCGCAGGCGGTTACCAAGTTGGTGACGGCAATCTGACAGAAGCTCAACTCGTTGTTCAAACTATTCCCGCATCTTTGACTGCGGATACCACACTGACCGCAGCTCAAGTTGCAGTTGGTTTGGTTGTTTGTGCAAAAGCCTCGGACGCTACATTGACCGTTACGTTGCCCACCGCAGCGTTGCTTGATGCAGCAATTACGAGCGCAAAAGTTGGTTCAGCTTTTAATCTGACAATTTGCAATAACAACAACACCGGCGCATCGTCTACGGTTCCTGTCACCACAGGCACTGGCATTACGATCTTTGGCTCTGTTACCGTCCCACGTTTTGGTGCGTACACGTACCGTTTCGTGAAAACTGGCGACGCAGCTTACTCGGCTTTCTTGATGTAATTAATGGGGGCTTCGGCCCCTGTTTTTAAGGAACAATCATGCCAAATACCCAAGCAGTAGGTGTTGCGTATAGCGACCCCGAATTTACTACCTGTTACGCAAGCCAAGAAATTGGCTACAGCGCAGCAGCCCAAGGTGCTGTCACTCAGTTGACCAGCAAATCCACAGGCGTGACGCTGAACAACAGCGCTGGCCGCATCACAATGAACAACGCAGCTTTGGCTGCTGGCGCTGCTGTTTCGTTTGTTTTGACCAACAGCACAATCAGCATCAATGACACAATCATTGTGAATGTTTCCAGCAACACTACGGGCAGCGCACTTGGTGCGTACACCACTTACGTTTCGTATCTGGCTGCGGGTTCTGCCTTGATTACGTTGCGCAATTTGACTGCTGCTACTTCTTACTCAGAAGCGGTCATCATCAACTTTGCCATCATTCACGGCGCAAGCTAACCAACCAGGGGGCTAATCACCCCCTTCTTTTTATGCCTATTATTTACATGTCTCACCCTGTCCACGGCGCAAAGGTTGCAACGATGGAACTTGAAGCTGTAGACGATGAAAAAAATGGCTGGACACGCTATACTCTTGACACGCCAATCGTTGTTGAAGAGGCGGCTCCACAGGAAGTAAAACGTAGACGTGGCCGTCCAACTGTTGAGGCGGTCGAACTAGGAGCGTAAAGATGGCCACCTACTCTGCTGCCGATCAGATCAACCGGGCGCTGCGGCTGCTGGGCGTGCTGGCCGAAGGCGAAACCCCTTCTGCGTCAGTGTCTCAAGATGCGCTGATGGCGCTCAACCAGATGATTGACTCATGGAACACCGAGCGTCTGTCTGTGTTCAGCACCCAAGATCAAATATTTACCTGGCCTGCGGGATTTATCAACCGCACGCTTGGCCCTACCGGCGATTTTCAAGGCAACCGGCCGATATTGTTGGACGATGCTACCTACTATCGTGACCCAGGCACCAATGTCAGTTTTGGCATAAAAATGATCAACCAGCAGCAGTACGATGGTATTGCTGTTAAGACGGTAACGTCTACATACCCGCAAGTGCTGTTTATCAACATGACTTACCCTAATGTTGATATGTACATCTATCCCAAGCCCACACGGGACTTGGAATGGCACTTTATTTCGGTTGAAGAGTTGACCCAGCCCGCAAATTTGGCGACCAACATACTGTTCCCGCCTGGGTATCTACGTGCCTTCACGTACAACTTGGCCATGGAATTTGCGCCTGAGTTTGGCGTTGAGCCAAGCCCCCAAGTGCAACGCATTGCTATGACGTCCAAGCGCAATTTGAAGCGCATTAACAACCCCGATGACATCATGTCAATGCCGTATTCGCTGATCGCCACCCGTCAACGTTTTAACATTTACGCAGGAAACTACTAACATGGCCACCATTGCAATCACCTCCCTTCCCGTAGCAACTGCCACTGCTACTACTGATGTTTTGCCGATTGTCCAAGGGGGCACAACTAAACAAGTCACTAACGCGCTGTTGTTTACTAATGCAACAATGGTTACGCCTACTATCGGCGCGGCCACAGGCACAAGTCTGACGGCCACGGGTGCAATTGTGTCAACTGGCACGGCGGGGGTGGGGTATGCCACTGGCGCTGGTGGGGCGGTTACACAAGGAACAAGTCGAACCACAGGCGTTACGTTGAACAAAACAACTGGCGCAATTACGTTATACAGCGCAGCGGGTTCGGCTACTGCCGCAACTTTTACCGTAACCAACAGCACTGTGGTGGCAACCGATACCATCATTTTGAACCAAAAATCAGGAACTGATTTGTACAATTTGATGGTTACTGCAGTGGCAGCAGGTAGTTTTAACATTACTTTCCGCACCACTGGCGGTTCAACTACTGAACAACCAGTTTTTAACTTTGCGGTTATCAAAGCAGTTGCGGCTTAATGAAAACGCCTATCCTTGGCTCGACATACGTGGCCCGCAGCGTCAATGCTGCGGATGCCCGCATGGTCAATCTGTTTCCAGAAGTTATCCCCGAGGGCGGTAAAGAGCCGGCATTTTTGCAACGTTGCCCCGGCTTGGCGTTTTTGTCAACGGTGGGAGCCGGCCCGGTTCGTGGGCTGTGGGCATTTTCGTCCAATGATGGCGTGGGTTTTGTGGTGTCGGGCGCCCAACTTTTTAAGATCAACAACGCCTACGCGCCCACGCTAATTGGCACCGTGGCCGGTTCTGGGCCGGTTAGCATGGCCGACAACGGTACGCAACTGTTCATTGCAGCCAACGGCCCCAGCTACATTTACAACGCCAACACCACCGCTTTTGGCCAGATCACTGACCCTGATTTTCCCGGTGCGGTAACGGTCTGCTATCTGGACGGCTATTTTGTGTTCAACGAGCCCAACAGCCAAAAGATGTGGGTCACAACCCTTTTGGATGGCACGTCCATTGACCCGCTTGAGTTTGCCAGCACCGAAGGGTCGCCCGACGGTTTGCTGGCCGTGGTGTCCAACTTCCGCGAAGTCTGGGCTTTTGGCACAAACTCCATCGAGGTTTGGTACGACTCAGGCGCCACAGACTTCCCCTTGCAACGCATCCAAGGCGCGTTTAACGAGCTTGGCTGCGCGGCCCCTTACTCTATTGCCAAGATGGACAACGGTTTGTTTTGGCTGGGCCGAGATCGTCGGGGGCAGGGCATTGTCTACCGGGCCAACGGTTACCAAGGCCTACGCATCTCGACCCATGCGGTTGAATGGCACATCCAGCAGTACACCGACATGTCGGACGCCATTGCGTACACTTATCAACAGGATGGGCACAGCTTTTACGTGCTAATCTTCCCGTCGGCCAACACCACTTGGGTGTATGACGCTGCCACGCAAGCCTGGCATGAGCGAGCTGGTTTTATTGATGGCGCGTTTACCCGGCACCGCAGCAACTGCCAGATGGCGTTTAACAACAAAATCATTGTTGGTGACTTTGAAAACGGCAACATCTACGCTTTCGACCTTGACGTGTACACCGACAATGGCCAGATTCAAAAGTGGCTGCGCACATGGCGGGCATTGCCCACGGGGCAAAACAACCTCAAGCGCACGGCCCACCACAGTTTGCAATTGGATTGCGAGACAGGCGTAGGGCTAAATCTATACCCTGCATACGACAGCGAAAACATAGACACTGAGTCGGGGTTAAACCTTGTGGCTGAATATAGGCAAACATATTTGGCCACTCAATCAGGCGACATATTAACCACTGAAGCAGGGGACGGTTTTGAACCGTTGGGGCAATACGAGCTATCAGATACTGACATTACGGGCTATGAAATTGTTACCAATTCATACCCTGCCGCACCAGGCTATGACCCCGAAGTCATGTTGCGTTGGTCGGACGACGGCGGTCACACTTGGTCAAACGAGCATTGGTCGCCGCTTGGCAGGATTGGCGCGTATGGCCACCGGACATTTTGGCGGCGGCTGGGCATGACGCTCAAGCTGCGGGATCGTGTCTATGAAGTGTCTATGACTGACCCCAACAAGATAGCGATCATGGGGGCCGAACTGCTTTTGAGCCCGACCAATGCCTAGCCCCAACGCAACGCCCACGCCCATTACACCCCCCAGGGTGCCGTTAATTGATCCGCGCACCGGGTTGATTGACCGGGCTTGGTATTTGTTTTTTCTGTCGCTCAATAACGCTGCGACAAACATTTACAACAATGAAGATGTCGGCCCCAGCCCTGAGTCGCTGATTGCGGCGTATGATGCCGCGCTTCGCGCGGTTAACCAAGAACTGCAAACGCTGCCACCGGTCGTTACCTTACCAGTTCCTGACGTATTGACTGATTGTTGTTCGGCTTTGGTATCTCAAACCGCTGAGATGCAAAAGCAGATCGACGCGCTGAATTTGTTGCCGCCCCCGGCCCAAGGAACCGTCACTGCGGTGACGGCTACGGCGCCGGTTGTGTCATCTGGCGGCACAATTCCTGACATCAGTATGCCTGCGGCCAACACCTCGACCAATGGCTATTTGACCTCGACCGACTGGAACACTTTTAACAGCAAGCAAGCCGTGTCCGCGCCGGTCACCAAAACCGCTGACTTTACCGTTGCGGCCACTGATTTGTGGTTGATCAACAATAAGACAGGCTCGACCTGTACAGTAACCTTGCCGTCTGCTGCGTCTTACACTGGACGCACGTTAACTTTTCAAAACTATCAAGCCCAGACGCTTGTGTCGGCGTCCAGCAATGTCGTCCCCCGCGCCGGCGGCGCGGCTGGCACAGCAATCCTCTTGGCAGTTGCAGGCAATTGGGCGACAATGGTGTCTGACGGCACCAATTGGGTCATCATGCAAGCTGCCGCTAATAATTGCCTTTTACTGGAGTAACCCATGACAGTCACCGTCAAAGTCCTTGTCCCGGCCAAAATTGTCGAGGCCAGCCAAACCACCCAGTACACAGCTACTGGCGTCACGGCCATCATCGACAAATTTACCGCAACCAACTACAGCGCCGTTGCCGCAACCATTAGCGTCAATTTGGTCACTGTGTCTGGCTCTGCTGGCAATCTGAATTTGATCACCAAGACCAAAACGCTCCAGCCCTCTGAGGTCTATACTTTCCCCGAGTTGGTGGGCCAGGTGCTGGGCATAGGCGACTTCATCAGCACCATTGCAGGCACCGCCACATCCATCAACATGCGCGTCAGTGGCCGTGAGGTGACTTAATGGAATTGGCTTGCGGCACTGAGTTTAATTTAACGCCAGCTTTGTCCATGCCGGACAAGGTTGTAGCGTTGCAAAACGAGCTGCTAAAAATGCCGCAGGCTGAGATTGTGACTGAGCACACGTTTATGCCCGGCGTCTACGAGCGCAAGATCACCATTCCACCGTGGACTGTATTGACCGGCGCAGAACATAAGTCAGCCTACCGCGTTCGCTTAGAAAAAGGCACAATTGCAGTTAACACTGATGATGGTGTAAAAGTCTTGACGGGCCCATGTGAGTTTCCCGCAAGCGCGGGGATGCAACGCGCAGGGCGTGTTTTTGACGATGAGGTTGTTTGGGTGGACGTATATGACAACCCAGACGATTGCGCCGACATTGCAGTTTTGGAAGACAGACTGTATGTAGTGCCTGAGTATGGTCTTGGCGACAGCAGAACTGAGTTGCAAAAAGCGCAGATTGCGTATCGCGCGTTTTTGTACAGACTTGATTTAAAAGACAGCGAAGTTGACGAAGTGGTTAGCACCTCATTTGGGGGCAAACAGATTTCTGAAGACGTTTGTGTCTCTGTAGCCCGTAAAATGCAAGTTAAATGTGAAGGAGAGCTATCATGGCCGGTTGGACAGCAGCAGCTATAGTTGGGGGCGCGCTATTAGGTAGCAGCGCCTCGCGCAGCGCCGCAAGTCAGCAATCAGACGCTGCAAAGCAAGCGGGTGAATTGTCTAACGCGCAATATCTTCAAACACGCGCAGATTTAGAACCATGGCGTCAAGCGGGTCTTCGTGCGTTGCCCCAACTTGAGGCGCAACAAAACATGATGCCGGGAGCGTTTACCGGCAAGGTCGATCTAGGCCAAGACCCCGGCTATGCGTTCCGGTTGTCAGAGGGTCAAAAAGCGCTGGATCGAAGCGCTGCTGCTCGAGGTGGCATGATCTCTGGTGGGGCTTTAAAAGCCGCGCAACGGTTTGGCCAAGACTTGGGCAGCCAAGAGTATCAGAACGCCTACAACCGGGCGTTGACAGGCTATAACGCCAACGTGGCGCGTGAGGCCACAGGCTACAACCGTCTGGCAGCTCTTGCGGGCATTGGTCAAACGGCCACATCTCAAACCAACGCTGCCGGCGCGGCCAATGCGTCCAATATGGGCAACTATTTGACCAGCGGCGCGGCTGCTGGCGCTGCGGGTCAAGTTGGCCAAGCCAACGCCATTACCGGCGGTTTAAGCACCTATCTGAATTACAACCAAGGCAACAACTTGGTTAACGCGCTTAGGGGTACAACTCCTGGGTATAGCAACGCGGGCAACGCTTCACAGATGGGCGCGCCATACGGGTATAGCGATCGAGGATTTGGTCAATATGCGGGCGATTGGACGCAAGGCGGCACTTGGGCTCCTTAAGGAATAAATCATGGCACTTGACCCAAACATTGCACTTGGCATTCGAGGTATTGAAATAGCTAACCCTATAGCTCAGTACGCTCAAGTGTCGCAAATTCAAAACGCGCAAAATCAAAATGCATTGGCACAGTATCAGCTTGCTACCGCACAGCGCGAACAAGAATCAACCAATGCGCTTAACGAAGCATATCGATCTGCGTATAACCCGCAAACGGGTGAGATTGACATCAACACATTGCGCAAGACCTTGTCTACTGGCGGTTTTGGCTCTAAGTTGCCTGGCCTTGAAAAGACACTTGGCGAATTGGAAACGCAAAAACTTACCGCGCAAAAATTGCGGGGCGAAGTAACGGCGCAGCCAACTAAATTGGAAGCTGACAGAACTAAATTGGTCGACGATAAGTTAAAACAATCGCGTCAATTTCTTGACACCATTAACCCTGCTGATCCTAACGCACCGCAACAATATTTCAATTGGTTTCAAGCCAATCATGCAGACCCTATTCTTGGCCCCACACTTAAGGCCAGAGGGATAACTGAAGAACAATTTGTCGCAAAAATACAGCAGGCCATGAATCAAGGCCCGCAAGCCTTTGCCGAATTGCTAAATCAATCCAAATTAGGCACCGAAAAGTTCATGGAGTTGAATAAACCTCAACGCATTACAGAAAATTTGGGTGGCACATCTAGAGTTTCAGAGTTTCCAGGTTTAGGCGGCCCACAAAAAGTGTTGAGTACAACTGAAAGAACTGCAACGCCAGGCGAAGTTTTGCGCCACCAAGACGCACAAGCACGTTTGACTGCTGAATCAGCCACGGGTCAGTTGACGCCTGCGACGCTTGATTTTGCAGCTGAAACTTTTCGCCAAACTGGTCAGATGCCTATTACTGGCATTGGTAAAAATGCGGCGGGTCTTCGGACGCAAATTCTTAATCGCGCAACTGAGTTGGCCAACGGTATGCCCGCCGCAGATTTAGCCGCGACTGTGGCAACTAACAAACAAGACATTGGTAGTCGAACCAAAGCGGTAAAAGACTTCAGCACCGGTATTCAAGGTCGTCAAGTCAATGCGTTTAATACCGCAATTGACCACTTGAGTACGATGGACAAGTTGTCGGATGCTTTGCAAAATAATGACTTTAAAGCAATCAATGCGCTTGGCAACACAATTACTCGCCAGACCGGTATGCCCCCGCCGACTAATTTTGACGCGGCTAAACAAATTGTTACCGCTGAAATTATTAAGGCGGTGGTTGCAAGCGGCGGCGGCGTCACTGAACGTCAAGAAGCTGAACGTAATTTTTCAACAGCTAACAGCCCAGCTCAGCTTAAAGGCGTTATGAACACGTACAAAGAGTTGCTTGGCGGTCAGTTGAAGAGTTTGAACCTACAGTATGAAAATACTACGGGCCGCAAAGACTTTGACAAAAAATTAACGCCCGATGCTAAAGCAACTTTGGGTAAATTGCGCGGCGGCGAAGCGCCCGCAGGCGGCGTTGACACAAACAACCCATTGCTAAAGTAAGGACGTAAAATGGCTGACTTATCCAGCATCTTGGCTGATCCTAACTACGTCAATGCAAACGCCGCAACCAAGCAAGCAATCTTTGATAAATTTTCAGCAAACGACACAAATTTTACGGGCGCTAACCCCGCGACGCAGGATGCTATCCGCGTAAAATTTGGCTTAACGTCTAACCCAGATGCAAATTTAGCCCAATCAGGCGGCGGCATTCCCGGTCCACGTAAAACTGGCGCGGATTTAATCCCGACCGAGCCAGGCGCCAATCTTGCGCCTACCATAGCACCTAAACAATCCGCAATGGATATTGCGCGCGGCGTGATTGAAACGCCTGCTGCTATAGCCGCCACGATGCTTGGCGGCCCCATAACGTATTTGTCTGGCATTGCCGGGCCCGAAGTCCAGCGCAAAGTCGCCGCCAATATCCAATACCAACCGCGCACGCAAATGGCGCAAGATGTGCTCGAGTCCATCGCCCGCAATCCAGTGGTTGAAAAGCTACCCCCGTTTATGCCCGCCATGGGCCTTAGCCGCACAGCAGTTCCAGCAGCTCGCACAATTGGCGGCGCGGTTGGCAACGAAGCCGAAATGATTCGCGAAGCGGTTCAAGCACCTTTTGCCGCGCGGGCTGCTAAAACTCAAGAAACAAACGTCGCAAAAAGCTACCAAAATGCCGGGCGTATTGACGCCGCAACTGAAGGGGCAAAAATTGGGCTAGTTGGCAACCCAGCGGAGATGAACCCGACAGCCGGTAACCGACTCAAAGCATATTTAATTGACCCTAAGACAATTAACGCTGCTGCGACTAAAGTCAATGATCAACAAGTACCAAAAATTGCGCTTAACGAAATGGGGTTACCACCCAATACCGCGCTAACTTCTGACGTGCCATTTAACATGGCTAGAGACGCAGCCAGCGGGCCGTATAAAGAAATTGCAAGGCTTCCGTCAATGACGGCGGCGCCCGAAGTAATTAAATCAGTGGAAACTTTACGGCCAAGCAAATTGGTGCTGGGTAAAGATCGCGCGGCGGCATTAAACGAAATAATTGATTCTTCATTACAAGATATGTCTGGGGGGCTTACGGGCGCCGAAACCGTAAAAAGCATTAGCGACTTGAGAGCCCAAGCACAAAATATCAATAACGCTCAAAAAGCAGGCCATCCCTTGCCAGCAAGCGAACTTGATAAAGTCAAAGCCTATCGCGGCATTGCCGACGCGCTAGAGCAAATGATTGAGGACAACGTAAGAGACCCAAAATTGCTGAGCGATCTTCGGGATGCCCGAGTAAAGATAGCAAAAATTCATGCGTATGAAGACGCTACCGATTTCAACTTAGGAAAAATTAACCCTGCTGAGATAGCAAAACTTACCGCAAAAAATCCAAGATTGACGGGTGACATTGCCACTATTGGCCATTTTGCGGGCAATTTTCCAGAGGCAATGGGGGTGACTACGCCCGAAACCATGGCCGCAATGGCTAAGCGGACAATTAGCAGAGCAACTTTAAGCGGCGCAACCGGCGCGGCGCTTGGTGCTGCTGTGGGCGCGCCTGTTGCTGGTTTGGCTGCTGGCGCGGCTTTAGGCGAGTTGGGCAGTAACGTAATGGCTAACCGAATGGTCGGGGCTAAATATCAAGCAGCTAAAGCCATACCACAAGATTTTCGTCCCCCGGTCAACAATTTGCGTCCGGCTGAAATCAATTATGGCCCCAACCAAGTTGTGCCGTATCAGACCGAAGTTGTCGGGTCATCGGTCGGAGGGCCGGCCAACAAATTGCGCATCATTGGTTACAACGAAAACGGTCAGCCTATCTACAAAGCTGAAGAAACGCGCCGCGCATCGCAGCAAGGGTTTACCAGGACGCAAGAAGCGCCGCCATTTGGCCCAACTGTGTTTGAGTCGCAACGTGGTTTGCCCAATGAAGTGCCCAAACAGATTTACCAAGCCCAAAAGAACGCCGAACTGGCGCAAGAGCTTAGGGCTGCTGGGGAGCGCATCCCTGCGCGTGGACGACTTGGCGGCGAAAACCTGGTATTTGACGCTGCTGGCAATTTGGTGCCAGAAACACCGGCCCCGCGCCAAGTAAACATCATCGGCGCGCCTACGTCGCTGGACGACGCTGTGCAAAAGTTGTCTGGCCGAGTAATCGAGCAACCCAGCACAATTTACAAGACCATGACGGTTTCGCCCAAGACGGGCGCGCAGCCATACACGCAGATCATCAAAAAAGAAGGCGAGACCACGTTTGAGCGCGGCGTGCCCCAAACATTTAATTTGACAGCAACCGAAAAGATTGCTTGGGACAAAGCCAAAGCTGATCTGGCCGAAGTGGCGCCAGGCTTTAAGGCGCTCACCGACAAAGCCATCGCCAACAAGATGATGGATCAAAAATGGATTGAAGAAACCATTGTCAAAGCCAAACAAAAAGCCGCGATGCAAGATGAAATTGCTAAGCGCGGGGCAGACGACAAAGCTAGGCGAGCTGCCGCCATTGAGCGCGATAAAGCAATTGACACGCAAGAAATGCTTGAGGAGCGTCTAAGAGCAATGCGGCCTGACGTGTCTGGCAAGCAACAAGGCCCAAAGACCCGCGCCGCTAAACGTAACGCTTTGGCCCCTGACAACCAAAACAAATTGGCCGAATGATGGACTACCAAATACTCTTCAACATCGCCGTGGCCATTGCGGGGTTCTTCGGCGGGTGGACGCTCAACCGCATCTATATCGCCATCGACCGGCTGGACGGCGACGTGCGCAACATGCCACATAACTACATAAGCAAAGACGACTACAAAGCCGACATCCGCGACATCCGCGAGATGCTGGGCAAGATTTTTGACAAGCTCGACAACAAGGCTGACAAATGAAATGGATCCCATCACGGCTTTTGCCCTGTGCAAAAGCGCCTACGAAGGCATAAAGGG